TGTTAGGTTACTCTAAAACTGGACAAACATTTAAAAGAATAGAAAAATAACATGTCAACAATAATAAACACAAGAAGCCCTTTTTACTTTAAAGTATCAAACGCTAGTTTAGATAGTGTTAAACTACAGTTGTATATTTGGACAGGATTACACGCATCAAGAACAAGTGCTTATTTAAGATATACAATTAGTAAAGACCAAAAACTAGATGAATTAGATAGGGGCACTACTTCAGCCACTACAGCAAACAAACTTGTTGATAGTACACAAAATTTTACCTCTACAGTTCAAGTTGGTAGTTTTGTAAAAAACACAACCGACAATACGACAGCTAGTGTAACAGCTATTGACAGCGACACAACATTGTCTTTAAGTGCTGATATTATGGCATCAGGTGAAAATTATATTATATATGCAAAACCTTATGTTGTTTTTGAATTAGCAGAACTTGCAAGAGACTATATAGAAACAGAATATAATAATTATGCTACAGATACAATTTGGATTGATGCTGATATTACTATATACGATTCTTCTAATAGTATAGTTCAAGTAAATAGTCAAAACACAAATACTAATACTTTTTTAGGTATTGATGGATATGGTTACTTTGAAGATGGGACTAATCCCAGAACAACAACTACACCAATGATATTACAAGACAATACAAGTGTTTACTTTTATTCTGGGCAAGATATAAAAATACCTGTATTTGCTGAAGCCGCTACAATAACAGTATCATTAACTTCTTCGGCAGGAGCTAATGTAAACTGGGAAGCTGCTGATGATTTCTGGGAAACTAATGATTCTACTTGGGGTTCTGGTACAAGCGATTTAACAATTACAGATAATGGTAATACTAATCAAAAAATACAATATGTAATTATAGAAGATACAGAAAACTTAATTGATGGCGATACCGTTACTTTTTCAAGTGTAAAAGATTCTGGAACAACAACATCTGCAGCAACAAATAAACTTATTCAAAGTGGCCAAAACTTTTTAACTACAGTTAGAGTTGGAGATTTAGTTAAAAATACTACAGACAGCACTACAGCTACGGTAACCGCAGTAGATAGTGATACACAACTTTCTATTAGTTCAAATATAATGGCTTCAGGTGAAAATTATCAAATTAAACATGAAGCTGATAAAGTAATAACTCTCAAAAAAGTAGAAGAATGTAAATTTAGTCCACTTAACATTATATTTTATAATAAATTTGGCGCACTACAAAATATATGGTATTTCAAAAAATCATTTACAGATATAAATATAAGAAGTGAGAAATTTAAGAATAATATACTTGATATTGAAAATAGTGGCGCAACACCATCTTACGCATTATCAAAACATCAGGAAAAGAAATTTATGGCAAACGGTAAGGAATCTCTTACTGTAAATAGCGGTTATTACCCTGAAGCCTATAATGAAGTTGTTAGACAAAAAATGTTAGCAGAACAAGTTTGGGTTGACGATATAACTAAAGTTTTACCTATTAATCTAAAATCAAATAGCCTTAGATTTAAAAAATCAGTAAATGATAAACTTATAACATATACAGTACAATTCGATTATGCCTTTGATAAAATAAATAATATTTTATAATGCAAAAAATAGTTTTATATATAAAAAACTCTGATGGTGATTTTCAGAGGTTAGATATGTTTGATGATGAAACTATAACACTTACACAAAAAATACAAGATGTTAAAGATATTGCTAAAATATTTATGGATTTTAGTCAAACCTTTACTATACCAGCATCAAGAGAAAATAATAAAATATTTCAACATTGGTATAAATATGAAATAGATAATGGTTTTGATGCAAGAACTAGAAAAGATGCTATCATGGAAATGGACTTCAATCCGTTTAAAAGAGGTAAAATATCTTTGGAGAATGTAAAACTTAAAGATAACAAACCATTTGCATATACTGTAATTTTTTATGGTAACACTATTAATCTAAAAGATTTGCTTGGTGATGATGAGCTTTCTGATTTACCACAGCTTGATGATTTAACACATGACTATTCAAGTACAAATGTTAAAACAGGATTACAAAGTGGATTGTCCTCAGGTAAAATTATATACCCACTAATAGGTCATACAAAAAGATTTTATTATGATAGTGCTGAATCTACACCACAATATAGCGGAAACTTGTATTTCAATACTACACAAAATAATATTGGTTTAGCCTTTGATGATTTAAAACCAGCAGTAAAATGTTTAACAATAATTGAAGCTATAGAAAATAAATATACAATAGCAAATGGTTATCCAAGTAGTTTGACATTTACTAGAGATTTTTTTGGCACAACTCCTTTTTCTAATTTATATATGTGGTTGTCAAGAAATAAAGGGCCTGTTGGTGGAGATGAAAACCAAGAAGAAACATTAACAAGAATATGTAATAACTGGACTAAAATATCAGGGCCACTCGGATTTAATGTTGATAATGATACTTGGACTTTTACAGTTGAAAATAGTAATAGAAGTTATAAGGGTGTTATAACTGTTAATACAGCAGGTGCAAACCAAAGTATTCCTTTTAGAATAAAAGCTATTGATTATGTTAGTGGAGATACATTAGCGCAAACATCTTTAGAAGCTAGCGCAAGTAGAACTTTAACTTTTGAAGTTGCTGCACAATTTCAACCTAGAAACTTTCAGGTTAAATGGATTATTGAATCTAACACAGCAATATCTTTTACGCCAAGCATAGAATTAACAGAATTTATAGTTGACCCTTTTACAGGAACACCTACAGGCTCTAATGTATCAGTATTTAATGTTGGTGGTGGTTCAGGTAGTGCAATATCTACAGTAAGTGAAATTATAATTACACAAAATACACCAAAAATAAAAGTAATAGATTTTTTAAGTGGTTTATTTAAGATGTTTAATTTAACAGCGTTTTTTATAGATGATGTTGGGGATGCTGAGTTTGGCAAGATTTCTGTAGATACATTAGACAATTTTTACGCCGATAGAGTTAACAATCCATCTGGAGGTGAATTTAATATTACTAAATTTGTTGATACAACAACTGCACAAGTTAATAGGGCATTTGAATTTAGTGAAATTAATTTTAAATATTCAGAGCCTAAAACACTTTTATCAATAAATCATCAAGAGCAATTTAATGATATTTTTGGAAATGAAATAGTTAGACCTACTAACATTGATAGAGGTACTACATATGATGTTGAAGTTCCTTTTGAGCACATGAAGTTTGAAAGAATATTTGATGATAACAAAACAAATTCAAGCCCTTATTCAGCAGTAACCTCACCACAGGCTTTTGTAACTGATATATTATGGGGTTATTCTGCTGCAGGTGAATTTACATCTGATACTGATGTAACACCTAATACAGGAAACTATGAACCAGTTTTGACAGCACCACTTGTTTTTTATGGTATTCAAGAAACAGGTATTGCTAGTGATAAAGGAATAAAATGGATTTCAGATGGCACACCAGTTTCTATAACACAATATTACAGACCAAGTAACACTAATGTTAGAGGTAGTAACCAAAGCAATCCAGAAGATACAGGAACTACTACAAGTGCAGCAACTAATAAATTAATTCAAACAGGGCAGAACTTTGTTGCTACGGTTAGTATAGGAGATGTTGTTTTAAACACAACAGATAATACAAGCACTACAGTTACTGCTGTTGATAGTAACACGCAATTGACACTAAGCTCGGATATAATGTCTAGTAGTGAATCTTTTGTAATTATAAGGCCACCAGCTTTTACAATAAATTTTGATAATGAAATAGATGAGTGGAATTTAATTGATTATTTAGGTACAACTAACTCATTATTTAAAAAGTTTTATCAAACATATATAAATGAAGTATTCAACGAAAAGAAAAGATTATACATTTTAAAAGCATATTTAAGCACAGATATACTTGCTAACTTTAGATTAAATGATGAGTTTGTAATACAAGACCGCACCTTTCGTATTAATTCTATAGAGACTAACTTTAAAACAGAAGTATCAAATTTAGAACTATTAAATAAATTAGAATCATGATAAAAAACATAATTGACTTATTGAACGCATCTGATTGGTATGGTGAAGATGAACTTATAGAGATAGCCAAAGGTAAATACAAAGCTGTTAGTAACTACAAAGAAATGAAAGAACAATTAAAAAGGTTAAGACATGGCAACTAAAAAGATATTAATTCAAATACAAGTTGGTGCTAAAGATGCTAATATAGCTATATCTAAAGTAGAGAAATCATTACAGGGTTTATCTAATGCCCAAATGAAAGTAGTTGATACTACAAAAAAAGCAAGAACACAATCAGGTTTAAATAACGCAATACTTTTAGAAACTGGACGTTTAGCTTCTGATGCTTCATTTGGTTTTACAGCGATTGCAAACAACTTATCACAAGTTATTACATTATTCCAATCATTTGCTCGTACAAATGGAGGTTTTATAAAATCTATAGGATTACTTCTAAAACAATTAATTGGGCCAGCAGGTGTCTTAATTGCAATACAATTATTAATTTCTTTTGGCGATAAAATTGTTAAGTTCTTCAAGGGTTCTGCTAGTGCGGCAGAAGAAGAAAAAAAACGTTTAGAAGAATTAAATGAAGAATTAAGAAAAAATATAGAATTAAGAACACAACAACTATCACAATTAAGGCAAACATTTAATATAATGACCTCACAAATTACTATGGATGCCTTAGGTAATATAAGCAAAATGATTGTAGCAACACAAGAAGATTTGCTTGAGTTGTCAGATAGATTTAAAGAAGCTGGTATTAAAAATGCCGACATTTTAAGAGATGAAGAACTTTCTCTAGAAAGAAGAACAGAAATAGCTAAGACTATGCTAGAGATATTTGAAATTGAAACAAATTTAAAAGGATTAAGAAAAGCCTTTGATGAAAAAACAAGAGAAGCAGATATAAAAGGCGCAAAAGAAATCGCAGATTTGATTAGAAAAAATCAGTTTGATAGGTTTAATCTAGAAAAGAAACTCTCTGAGTTAATAGAAAAAACAAAAATAGATAGAGACAAAAACATTAAAACATTTGCAGAAATGACTGGTTTTGAAGCTACAAAATTATTTGAGTTTATAGAAAAAAATGAAAAGAATCTTGATTTAGTTTTAGAAAGGATATTTGCTAATAGAGGTAAAAAGTCATTAGAAGCAACAATGCAAGAAATTGCTCTAGCAATAATGGCAGAAGAAGAACTTACAAAAGCTGGTAAAAAAAGTAGCGAAGAATTTGCAAAATTTGGTGAAAAATTTATTGCTATAGAAAAAGCTATGACTGCTGGTAAACGTGTAGAATCTGATACTAGAAAAAGAATTGACAAAGTAAACGCAAGGAGTCTTACAGAATTTGGTGTAGCTCTTAGAAATTTATCTTTTCTAGGAGACGAATTTCGTATTGCATCTATTATAGCTGAAAAAGCAGCTAAAATATCTGAAATAATAGTAGAGACAAAAGCATCTAACGCAAAAATAAGCGCAATTACATCAGTTCAAGCTGCATTAGGTATTCCAGGCGCTCAATTAAGAGGTAAGGTTCTCAAAACTAAAAATACTATATCTTCAGCCATAAATATTGCAGCAATAATAGCACAAGCGGCTACAGGTATAGCAGCGATTAAAAATAAGTCAAGCTTAGGGTCTGGCGGAATAGGTGGTGGTTCTGATGCTGGCGTTGGTGGTATAGTTGAAGCACCAGATTTTAATGTTGTAGGCGCAAGTGAAACATCACAACTAGCTACATCATTAGCTGGTGTAACTGGAAGACCAATACAAGCTTTTGTTGTTGGCAAACAAGTAACAACACAACAAGAACTTGATAGAAATATTACAACAACAGCAAGAATTAATTAATTATATATAAATCTAATATGAAAATTATTGAACTACTTATTGACGAAGAACAACTAATGTCTGGCATAGAAGCTATATCTATTGTAGATAGACCAGCTATTGAAGAAAACTTTATTGCTTTATCTAAACAAGAACAAATTAAATTAGCTGAAGTAGATAATGATAAGAGAATACTTATTGGCCCAGCACTAATACCTAATAAAAATATATTAAGGTCAAACGGTGATGAAGAATATTATATATACTTTTCTGAAGATACTGTAAGACAGGCTTCACAATTATTTCTAATGAGAGGTAATCAAAATAAATCTACACTAGAACATCAAGCACAATTACACGGATTATCAGTTGTTGAATCTTGGATTATAGATGATGCCAATATGGATAAATCTAAAAAATATGGTTTTGATTTACCTACAGGAACATGGATGGTAACTATGAAAGTAAACAATGATGCTGTTTGGAATGAATATGTAAAAACAGGTTTAGTAAAAGGTTTCTCTATAGAGGGATATTTTACAGATAAAATTGATATGTCTAAACTAAATTCAGTTGATGATGAAGAAGAAGCAAAAGAAATATTATTAGAGATAGCCAATTCAATACTAGATAATAAGTATGAATTAAAAACATATGGTGATTATGGTAGTGGTGTAAGGAACAATGCCAAAAGAGGTATTGAACTAAATAAAAAAGTAAATAATAAATGCGCTACTAGCGTTGGTAAAGTAAGAGCACAGCAATTAGCAAGAGGAGAAAAACTTTCTGTATCAACAATAAAAAGGATGTATTCATATTTAAGTCGAGCAGAAACATATTATGACCCTAACGACAGTAAAGCATGTGGAACTATATCATATTTATTATGGGGTGGTAAATCTGGTCTTGCTTGGTCAAGAGGTAAACTAAAAGAATTAGGAGAATTAAAATTATCTTCTATGGTTATTGACAAAGATTTCGCTATTATTGATGATAGACTTGCTTATTCTTCTAAGGAGAAGGCAGAAAAAATGGCAAAGAACATTGGTTGTAAAGGACATCATGTACATGAATATGAAGGTAAGTCTTGGTTTATGCCATGTGAAAAACATATACAAGATGAAGAACTTGTTTATGGTAAATGCCCAGAAGGATTTAAAAAAGTATATGGTAAATGTGTTAAACTAGCAGAAGTTGGGCCTAGAGGTGGTATAAGAAAAAGCCCTAAAGCACCAGCTTCAGGAACACCAAATAAAAATCCAAAAGGTAAAGGAACTGCAAAAGGTGATGCTTCTGGTAAAAGAGGTGCAAAAGTATCTGCAAAAGACAGGGCATCTTTGCAAAAAAAAGCTGATGATTTTAACAAAAGATATAAAGAAAAATTAGGTTATGGTATTACAGTAGGCATGCTTGCATCTGTATTCCAAAGAGGACTTGGTGCATTTAACACAAGTCATTCTCCTAATGTTAAATCACCTTCACAATGGGCACACGCAAGAGTCAACGCATTTATGTATCTTGTAAGAAATGGAAGACCACAAAATGCAAAATACACAACTGATTATGATTTGTTGCCAGCTAAACACCCTAAAAGTAAAAAATGAGAAAGTCAAAAGAAACCGTTGGTAGAAACGTACCTAAAAATAGTCGCAGAGGTTGTCTTTGTAAAGATGGCAAAACATACTCTATAAAATGTTGTGATGGTACTCTGAGAGCTCAGGGTATTGGTAAAGTGTAAAATCTAACACTTTATTTTCAGTTTATTATATATATATAAATCTAAACTTAAGTTATGGAAAAGAATAAAGCTACATTAATATTAAAGGATATTATGGAAAAATTATCTTTAATAAAAAAAGAAGAACTTTCTCAAGAAGAAGTTGCAGAACAAATTCAAGAGGAAGCTGATATGTCTTTGAAGCTTACTGAAGAAGCGGTAAATGAAGAAGTACATTTAGAAGAAGTAAAACCTGAGGAAGAAGTTATTGAAGAAGTACAAGAAGAAGTACAACTTGAAGAACAAGAATCTGAAGTGATTGCTGAAGAAGAAAATGTTGAACTTGACGAAGAAAAATACGTTACAAGAGAACAATATCAAAAAGACATGGCTTCAATTAAAAGTATGATTGATGACATGAAACTAAGATATGAAGACGAAAAGGTTTCTATGTCTAAGGAAATAGAAAAATTGTCTGCAGAACCTGCAGCCGAGCCTATTCAACATAATTCAGAAGATAATTTCGAGCCTAAATTTAAGTTTGCTCGAGATAGAAGAAAATCAACTCTTGATAGAGTTATGGAAAACTTAATTAATAATAAATAAATAAATAATAATAATTATGGCAGTATTAGAACACGTTAGTGATGATGTAATGAGAATGTTTGATGACTATGAAACAGTTACAGCAACAGGCTCATTAAATCTATCAGATTCTGGAAAAGTATTTAGAATTTCTGGAACAGGTTATACATTAACTTTACCTGCACCTACAGCAGGATGGAAAGCAAAATTTGTTGTGGCAGCAGCATTTTCAACGGACTTCGTAGTACAATCACCAGCAGACAATAGAGATACTATTAACGGTGGTGTTATGGTAAACGGTGCAATCGTTGAAGCTGACGCAGTAGATAGAGTAACATTTGAAGATGATGCAGAAAGTATCGGTGATTACATTGAGATACATTCTGATGGCACAAGCTATTTCCTATGGGGAAATGGTAACGCAGCTTCATCAATTTCAGTTGGAGAATTATAATAATTAAATAAATAGAATAAAAGATATGGCGACTACAACTTCGATAACAACTACTTATGCAGGCGAATTTGCTGGTGAGTATATAGCAGCAGCTCTACTAAGTGGTGTAACATTATCACAAGGAGGGGTTTCAATTAAACCCAATATTAAATTTAAAGAAGTGATTAAAAAGCTATCAATGAATGACATCTTAAAAGATGCTTCTTGCGACTTTAATCCAACTTCAAATGTAACATTAACAGAAAGAATCTTACAACCAGAAGAATTCCAAGTGAACCTTCAGTTATGTAAAAAAGACTTCAGACAAGACTGGGATGCACAATCTATGGGCTTTAGCCAATATGATAATCTTCCTAAAAAATTCTCTGATTTCTTAATTGCACAGGTTGCAGCTAAAGTAGCTCAAAAAGTTGAGCAAAACATTTGGCAAGGTGCAACTGCAAATAACGGTGAGTTTAATGGATTTCAAGCATTACTTGCAGCAGACGGAGACGTTGTTGACGTTGCAGCAGTAGGTGGTGGTTTAACTTCAGGTAACATTATTGCAGAACTATCAAAAGTAGTTGATGCAATCCCATCAGCAGTTTATGGTAAAGAAGATGTTAATATTTACATTCCATCAAGTGCAGCTAAACTATATGTACAAGCACAAGCGGCTTTAGGATATAGAGAGCTTTACAACGTTGGAAAAACAGAAATGAACTTTCAAGGTATTCCACTATTTACAGCGCCTGGACTAGGTGATAACAAAATGGTTGCTGCAGAATCTTCTAACTTATTCTTTGGTACTGGTCTATTAAACGACTGGCAAGAAGTTAAGTTAATTGATATGGCAGACATTGACGGAAGTCAAAACGTAAGAGTGGTACTAAGAGGAAGTGCTGGTGTACAGCATGGAATTGGAAGTGATATAGTATTATACTCGTAATCATAGTTTAACATAAAGAAAGGTAGGTGGGGTATATGCCTACTTACCTTTTTTTAATAATAATAATAATAATATGGCATGTAATTTAACACTAGGTAGAAAAGAACCATGTAAAGACGTTGTTGGCGGTATTAAAGCTGTTTACTTTGCTGACTTCGGTACTTTCTCTACACTTGCTTATGATAACACAGACACAGATGTAATTGACACATTAGGAAGTAATTTGACGGTTAGACAATATGATGTAAAAGGTAACTCATCTTTTGAGCAAAATATTACTGCATCAAGAGAAAATGGTACTACATTTTTTGAGCAAACACTAAATTTAACACTTCACAAACTTACAAAAGAAGACAATAAAGAATTGAAACTTATGGCTTATGGGAGACCACATGTCATTGTTGAAGATTATAATAAAAATTGTTTTGTAATGGGATTAGAAAATGGTGCTGATGTTTCTGGTGGTACAATAGTAACAGGTGCTGCAATGGGAGATTTAAGTGGATATACACTTACTTTAACTGGTATGGAAAAAGTGCCAGCTAATTTCATACAGAAAACAGCAGCTACTGAATCTGTAGCTACTACACTTACAAACGCAGGTATAAGCACGATAACAGCAGGTACAAATTCTTAATTAGAATTTACACAATTATTAAAAGGGGTTCTATTAGTTCCCCTTTTTTTATATAAACAAATTAAATATTATTTGTTATTTATAATATGGTAATACTTACTACAGCTACTAGCGGCCAGACTTTTAAGATAATTCCTAGAAGTGCTGTTGCATCACCTACATTTGAACTACTTGATAAATCAACAAGAGTCAGTTCAAACGTTGGT